CCATGTCCTCTTCCTCCTTGTTGGGATCGTTGCCTCCCGGCGTTCCTGCCGGTGTCTGTGTATTTACAAAGCCGTCTGCCGCCGGGACGTGTGCCAGACTGTCCTGTACGAATTTAGGCGCGTCGGTGAATGGAATGTGTGTTCCGACGCTGTTCACGAAAAGAAGTCCTCCGCGGTTCTCAACCACCGTCTCATCTTCTGTTTCGTCAATTAATTCATCAACAAAGCCGTTCTCTTTAGCCTGTGCTGCGGTGAACCAGCTTGTGTTGTCCATCTGCTCTGCTACCTCATCAATGTTCCTTCCGGTTTTCTTTGCGTAAAGGTTTATGATGTTATCCCGGATTGTGCTAAGTGCGTCTATACACTTCTGTAAGCCTGTGGCATCCATGTATCCGAACATTCCCATCCTTACCGGATGTATCATGTAGGTGGAATCATTGGCCGCCACTACCTTGTTACAGTGACACGCCACTATGGTTGCGGCGCTTGCGCAAAGTCCGTCAATCCTTGCGGTTATACTTGCCTTGTGCTGTTCCAAGGCGTTGCCTATGGCTGTTGCCGCGAATACGTCACCGCCTCCGGAATTGATACGGACCGTTATGTTCTTCACATCCCCAAGGGCGTTAAGATCCTCGGTAAACTGCTTCGGTGTAACTTCATCGCCCCACCAGCTCGTATCCGAGATATCGCCATAAAGTAACAGCTCTGCGCTCTCTTCTGTCTGATTACAGAACTGCCAGAATTTCTTTTTTGGCATCTTTACTCCTTTCCGGCATTACTGCCGCCCGGCTCCGGAGGAAAGATAATGTCATCCACTTCTCTCTTTCTCCTTGCCTCTATCTTTCTCTGCTTTATATTCCTGCTCCAGTTGCCGCCGGTCATCTGTGCTGTTTCCTCGGTAGCTGTGGTTATACCCATGTCAATGCGCTGTTTTGCGGCCGATGCCTCCTGAACCGGATTAAGGTTCGTTCTTGCCGGTCCGCTCCATACGCAAGTGGTGTAGGCTTTCCTTATGACGGGATCAAAGAAAAATCCCGGTGCCGATACCCTTCCTCTTGCCACGGCCTCGGCAAGCCACTCGTCATATATGGGTTTACAGAAGTCATCCTTAAACCAGTCCTGCTCCATCGCACATGTACGCCAGAACTCATTAAGGGCTCCGCGTGCTGCACTGTAGGAAGTAGTGAACTGCTTAAAGAGGACTTCCGGCGGAATCTCCAAAGCTGATGCAATCTGTCTGAACATTGCATTGGTGAACTCGTCGTATTTCCCGTTAGGGTGTGTAGGATTAGCAAAACTTGGTTTCTCACCGGGCATAAGGTCAACGATAGCTCCGGGCCCAAGCTCTATGCTTGAATTGTCCTGTGAGTCAATCTGTTCCTCCGGTGGAAGCATCTCACCAAAAGGTCTTCCCTCTGACGCGTTCTCCTTCTCGATAAACACTGTGAACATGGCCGAAAGTACTGCTGCCATGATCTCAGCATCGGTGTAGCGTCCTAACTGCTTAATAGCTTCAAGGACCGGTGCAAGGATTGGAACGCCTCGCCTCTGGCCTATACGTTCACGGGCCATAAGATGTAATACATTACGTCTTCCCGTCTTACGTCCGAAAGCTTCTACTCTCGTCCAGTGAAGATCTCCGGCTCCGGTTATATAGGTTCCTGATAACGGGTGCTTGTTGCATATCCAGTACGCAACCACCATGCCGTTCCCGTCTGTCTCAACGCCCTGGACTATCTGATAAACCTTGTGGCCGTGTACGTCGCACGGCATCAGTCTGTCGAATCCGTCAGGACTGCAAACACGGTCTGCTTCTATGAGCTGGATCCGTAGGTTATAGGGCTGTCCTACCTGTTCCTTTTGCTGCAACACTGCAAACGCATCACCGTTCATGAGGTACGATAAAAACGCAAGCTGTTGGAGCTTATAGAAGTTATCTATACTCTCCGCATCACATGCCGGTGTATCCGCCCATAAAGCAAACTCACGAGCTATGTGAGACTGCAACTGTTCTGCCTGGTCCTCTGTCATCTTCAAAAGCTCCGCGTCAAGCTGCGGTGAAGGTATAAGCCCTCCGGCTATGACATTAGTGCGCTTTGTCTTAAGGGCTGCTGCCGCAACCGGGATACCCATATAAGCGTCACGGCTACGCTGTCTCAGTATGCTTATATAATCTTCAATGTCCTCTTTTGCCGAGCCTCCCCTGAAGTCCCATCCTCTCATGGACTTCTTTGTAAGGTTCGCGCCGTAATTGCCGTAACCGTTATTGATTACTTCAATCATCTTTCTTGCCGCCATACGCCTCATGGCATGTACGGGAGCCACGGCACTATATATTCTGTCTATAAAATTCATTGCTCCTCCTTACACATCCCTTGGCGTAAAGCGATACAGACGGTTTCTGCCGCCTGCCTTTTCTTCTGCTTCTGCCTCGGCAAGTTTTCCCGACCAGTATTCCATCTCGGAACGTATCTCCTTAAGGTCTGCCCTTGTGAGCATACGTGTGCCGATTTGATACTTCTGGCCTGTGGCTACCTTTGTTTCGGCATCCAGCCACATATTCAGCCTTTCCTGGCATAGCTTTTTCGAAAATATAGCCATCCTATATTCCTCCGCTTATCCTGCGTCTTCCCTGAGGCTTCTGCATCTTAACCTGTTCCGGCTCTGACATGAGCTGTGGCGGGTTAAGTGCCTCCATGACTGCCTGTGCGTAGTTTCTACAGTCAAGTGCCTCGTTTCTCTTATGTGCCTGGTCGATGATCTCCCAGGATGTGACGGCTCTGCCCTTCCGGAATCGGACTACCATTTTTTCCGATGTAAGCCCTATGAAGTAGGCTTCATCGTATCCACTGCCCTCATTCAAAGGGAAATGACAGTAGTTCGGTCCCGGAGTGGTTACTCTGAGCCGTTGATATAAGAGTGCTTTTCCAGTATCTACGCCAACTACGAAAAGCGGTGTCTTCTCTCTGTTATTCTTTGTGGGGTTCTTGAGGTATGGTACGTCAGGACCGCCTCGCCCTTTCAACGCCCATACACGGCGCTCCCATCGTTGCTTAGTGAAGGTATATACCTCGTTGGTATGGTGTCCGCCGGAATCCATGAAGGCGGCGGCTATTCTAAGCCCTGTACCGTCCTGCTTGTAAAACGTCTGCTGCAAGAAGACATCCAGGTCTTTCCACGGCTGTTCACTCTTCATGTCCCCATATATCTTCTGGTAGCGTATGCCCCAGCTTTCTTTTCCAATGCCCCATCCGACTACTTCAACCTCGAAACGGTCATCCTGTGTATCAATGCCGGCTGTTAGGATGAGTACTTGATCCGGAACCTGTGCGTCGTAGAGCTCGCGCCTTGCAATGATCTCGTTCTCTTCCAGGCGCTCGCCTCTCTCTTCCCAAGTTTCCCCAAGCTCCGTATTTACCCACACCTTCATGCCTTCGGGGTTGCCCTGCTTCATCTGCTGGTCGGCTATAAGAAACTTCTGTACTATCTCATTCCATCCGCAAAAGGTTGACGCCAATGTGTTTAAGTGGAATCCCCTTGCTTCTGCCGTAGGGTTCCCTGCAACGAATTTTCCCTTTATGCCCTGAGATTTCCACTCATACTCTCCAAACTCCTGACCGCATCTCTCACATTTCATGTGGACATCAGTGTTAGGATCGTCCTTGTCGAAAACAATGTTCGCCCATGCAAGCGGTTGATAGTGTCCGCATCCAGGACACGGCACATTCCATTCTTCCTGAGTACTCTGTAAGTATTCAGTCTCTATACGGCTGTCGCCCTTGATAACCGGTGTTGAAACCATGACGGTTTTCTTGTCCCAGAAAGTTGTCTGTCTCTTCTGTGCCAGGGAAAGAGGATCACCCTCAGTTCCCGCCGTCTTTGGATATCTGTCTACCTCATCCGCAAGGAGCACCTTTATAGGTCTTGATGCAAGGCCGGTGGCGGAATTGGCTCCAACAATAGTGATATGCCCTCCGGGAAAGTTCTTCTTCATGATGGTGTTTCCGGCATATCTTGACTTGATATCCACCAGTCCCCTTAGTTCCGGTGTATCTCTCAGCATTGGCGCCAGACGGTCCTTTGAGAAGGTCTGCCCCATGTCAAGCGTCGGCTGCATGACAAGTATCGGTGCCGGTGCATAATCCATGTAGAAACCTATGGTGTTCAGGATAAAAGCATCCGTCTTTCCTATCTGTGCCGCCGACATGATAACAACTTTCCGGATATGCGGGTCCCCTATGGCATCCATGATCTCGCGCTGATACGGCGCTTTGTCTGTGTGCCATCGTCCAGGTTCCGCCGAAGCTTCCGGAGAAAGCATCCGGTATCTGTCCGCCCACTGCGATAACGTAAGTTCCGGAGGCGGTTTAAGTACCGACACACATCTCGCCAGCATGTCGATAGTGTCTGCCGGTATATTAATAAGTCTTTTCATCGCTTCTTTCTTCTGCCGTCTGTAGGACGTTGCGGTAATCGCTTATCTCTTCCAGGGCTTCATCAACGCCGGCTTTAAGTCGGTCAAATATCCTGCCCTGATCTCCGCCCATTGTGGCAAGCTCCGGTGATAGCTTTGCGGGCAATGCAAGCATCCTTGATCGGATGTTAAGGAATATGGTCTTTAAGCCCTGCTCTATGTCCTCGGTCCTATGGAGGTTGCCCTTCATGAGACCGTTCTCAAACTCTGCCGCTTCTCTCTTTGCCTTGGTGAGCTTTGTCTTTTCGTCGTTAAGCTCTGAGCTTCCGCGCCTTAAGTAGTTGATATATCTCATGACGGACTGATGTAAGTCATAAAGCCCCGGTGATTCCTCTTTCAGGACTCCCTCATCCCGTAGCTGTCTCACGCGTCTCTCGGTGATGTTCAGCCATTGAGCGACTATCTTACTCGTGTACAGCTTCATCGGTTTCTCCCTCATCAAAGTCCGGCATGTCAACTGCTCCCGTTGCCCTCATCTTCATAATCTCAAGCTTCTCTCTTTCAAGCTCCATCCTCTGACCTGTCTCTTCAAAGGACTTAAGAGCATTGGCAATGGTGGCTATTCTGCCCTGCACTTTGTACAGAGCTTCTTCCAGCTTCATGATTCTGGTAAATGCTGAGTCCTTACGGTATATACCCATCTGTTGTGCGGCTCCGTCTTTCTTCGCCTTGCCCTTTCCGGCCGGCACTCTCATGTCGGTAACACTTGTGAGATAGAGCTCGT